TGGTCATCCTTGTCCACCCCCCTGGACACGCTTGTCCCTACCCCCTCGGACATCATAAGCGTGTAAACAAGTGAGGAATTGTGTCGTTGCCGTTTGGTCATGGCACCGATTTCAATTAGTTCGACGGCAGCGCGGTCGATTGACTTAGCCGAACATCCCATGCGTTCCGCCAGAGTCTCACGCGACGGGAACGCCTCACGGGTTTGATTGTCGGCGAACCTGGCGAGGACTCCGTAAAGTCGGACCGCCTTGTCAGAAATCTTTGCGGTCAAAATCCATTCGGGGATGATGCTGAATCGGATTTGGTGTTCAAGTGTGTTGCTCATGTTGTTCCATTTCTACCGGCTTATCCCGTAGAATGGAATCAGCCGATGGTCTGTTCATCGGTTTCTTGTGGGGGTCGGAGTTTGCGCTTCGACCCTCACTCTATTCTACACCCTAGCAGGTGCCAGAATCCTAGCAACAACATCCGTCACACGCACCAAGAACCCCTTCGTGTCCCTCGACGTAGCCGACGACCGTTGCATGTGGACCGCCCTCCCAGTCGCCCGCACAACGTCAATCAACGCATCCTTCGGGATAGTCAGAAACCCCTCACCCGTAGGACCAGCGAACGAATAGAAATCAGCCTTCGAAATGTTCAACCCCGACGGAACCCATTCCCCACGGATTGACTGATACGTCTCAATGTATAGGTTCCCCGTATCCCAGGCACGATAATCGGTTTTCACCTCAATGGTGGAACCCGCGACCGCCTCCAAGAACGAACCAACAAGTTCCTCACCGACCAACCCGCGACGGTAGTCAAGGTCAAAGTCCGGTTGATACCCTTCAGCGCGACTCACGGACCGACCTCATCGCCGCAGCCATTTCCGCATCCGTGAACGAATACTTCCGAACACGCGGTGCGTTCGTCACCGGCTCATCCGACTCCGGCGGTGCCTCGGGGTGTGTGTCCCGATACCATTTCCAGAACTCGACACCCTGCGCGTCAATCTTGTCGTTCTCGTAACGTGCCACGGGGTGACTGAAGTCCTCAAACATGAGCGCCTCCAAGTCAATCCCCAAATGTTGCGCGTAGTCCACCATTCTCATTTCCTTTCGTCAGAATGTTACGTCGCCGAACTCGACCTTACCCCCCTCGGCGTCAAGAATCCACCATTGAAACGAACCACGGTCAAACACGGGTTGTTCCAGGTCACCCCACACGGGCACCTTATGACCCCAACCCCTAGCAGTCCCAGCATCCCTGGCATCGGACTCCATCGACCCGTTCCAGGCAGCACAAATCATCATAAGGTTGTCCGGTGTGTCCAACAACTTCGAACCCCCCATGCCACGGTTCTTCCGATGGTGAGGGACCAGGTCATCCTCACGACCGCAATGCCAACAATGCGTGTCGCGTTCCTGGACTACCTTCAGAACTTTTTTCGGGATTGCCATGCGCTTAGTTTACTGTCGACCGGTTCCAAGTCCTCCAACCAGTCAAGGAACTCGTCACCGTTGTCAAAGTCACGGGGTGTCACAGTTTCATTTCCGCCTGCATCAACTTCGACATTGTTGCCTGCGCCATTATCGCGGACTCAATAGTTCGGAGTTTCGTGCGGACACGATTGACTTGAGCCTTAGCCAAGTCTCGCTGAAACCGCGCTTCCGATGATTCGAGTTTCGCAACCGCCTGCCGTTCAGCAACTGAGCCTGCCGCTGATATAAATGCGCCAGCCTCCGTTTGGTCCAGTTCAAGTTCAGTTCTAGCCAAATTAGTTTCAGCCTCATAGAGTGCCTCAACCCCTTTCTTATTCGTTGCCGTGAGTTCCTGCAACTCCAGAATTATTTCGGACGGTGTCAATCAAACCCTCCAATCGTTCTTTGAGGTGTGCCTTCCAGAACTCAGCCTCATTTGGTTGGTTTCTTTCCACCGCTTGCAGGTACGCCTGCGTCAGTTCCTTCACCGACGCCAGTTGCACCCTCCAATCGTTCTGCACGGGTTTTCACCTTCTCAAGTATGGCGTCCGACGCCTTGGCGGTTTTCGCTTCTCTCCATAGTAGGCGCAACTCGTCGACGTCGGTGAGCGCTTCGGACTCTGAAATCCAGTCACGGTTCTGTTTCGGTGTTACACCTCGGGCAACCTTCGACATTTCTGCAGCGGACGGACCCTTCGAACCCGCAAACGCCCAACGCAACGCACGACCAAGTGCGGACGTGCAAGCATTTTCCAACGCCGATGTTTGGTTCGCCATGCCGGAACCGTCCACCTCGAACGCCCACTCGGTCGCCTTCGGCAAGTCCGCAGCCTGGTCACCCGCCGACACATACACACGCGCCTCGACAACCCATGTTGACGCAGCCCTATCCTGCGGGGTTGTATGGTTCACAATCACAACACGAAGGTCGGGGAACTCTTTCAACGCCCTAGCGTGTCGTTCCTCGACCGTTTCGTATGAACTCAAATCGAACCGTGCCATCACTTACTCCCTTTCTTGATTACCAACCACGGGGTTCCATTCCCCCGCGCCTGCCTCGACGTTACACGAACACCATCGACAACACCATGACGGGCGGAACCCATCAAACCCAACACCTCAGACTTCGCCTTCGTGAGCGCCTTCTCAGCCTCATCGAACTTCGACTGCAATCGAACAAGTTTTCGACCAGCATCACCAAGGTCAACCTCATCATCCTCAATGAACGGGTTCAACTGTCGTTGTGCCTCATACGTTGACCGCGACCCATCCCACTCCGGTTGCACAACACCGGTCAGGTGGTCCCAGAAACGATTGCACGCGGCAACCTGCGCGTCCGATTCGAACTGGTCAAAGTCAATCCAATGTTCTTCCCAGTTCCAACCGGCAACCCCAACGATGACGGACTTCGACACCTGGAACACGTTCATGTAGTGCATCACCTGGGCACGGTAGGCGGGTGGTACTTCCGACCACGGGTTCCGTGCGGTTTTCACCTCGACGATTGCCCACTCGAACGTTTCCTTGTGTCGTGCTATCGCGTCCGGGTTCGCCATGAGGTGCGGGTGTTTCTTGTGCCGGTACGTTCCGACAAGGAACACTTCCCAGTCAGGGTTCTCAGCCGCCCACATTTTCAGGATAGGTTCTTCGAACGCGTTACCGAAACGGATGGACCAGTTGTCGACGGGCGGGTCCGCAATCTGACCTGTACGTTTCGCCCACAACCCGAACGCGGACTCCCACGGGTTCAACCCTAGGATGGTGCCCACGTCGGAACCACCAATCCCGTTCTTCCGTGCGTCATGCCATTCGGGGGAACCGGCGTCGAACGTGCCGACGTGTTCTGCCGTGTTGAATAGTTGAAGGTCAAGTGTTTCGAATGTCTGTGTGTTTGCCATAGGCTTATCGTATGGGGGACAACCGACACGCATACGACCGGCTAATGAAATCCATTGACGAGGTCGACTCGGTCCCCTGTCAGGACTTGCCGGACGTGTTCTTCCCTGAGGACTTCCTCACCAAGGACATGAAAGAGAAGGCAACCGAAACGGCGAAGCAACTCTGTGCGACGTGTCCGGTGCGGTTGGAGTGTTTCGAATACGCGATTGTGTCGAAGGAACCGTTCGGGGTTTGGGCGGGGACACTACCCTCGGAAAGATAAGGACCCCCACAGCAGCAGGGGTCCCTAATCGTTGCGCTAGTTGAACTCAGCCATCCTCGTCGATGTCCTCGAACTGTGTGAACGACGCCCACGCGTTCAAATGCAACCGCAATGTTTGCGCTTGTTTCCGTGTCAATGACAACGTGCCAGGTTCGTTCAACGCCCACACATCATGTTGAAGGCGAACGTTCACGTCACGCCCGTCCGACTGTAAATCCATCATTGCTTCACTCCCTTCGTTAGTTTGTAGGTTGCCCATACAATCAACCCTAACCCGATAATTGTTGACCCGTTGATAGGTGCCAGCGGGTCGACCATCCCAGGTGCGAACAAGAACGCGGCACCGATAACCATGAGAACCCAACCCATTAGAGGTTCACCCCCAGGATGATGACGCTCACCACAATGGCGATGCTCACCAACGACCATCCGATGAACGATTGTTTCAGTTTCGGTTCTTCATAGAACGGGGTGTTCAACGCAACGTGTGCGCTTGCCGGTACGGGCGGGGCGGGTTGTGACAGTTCACGTTCGTCCCACATGGCGGCGACCCGTTCGAGTTGTTCGATGTCCTCCATGAGGACGGACATGACACTCGGAGGGAGTGTGTCCTTGTTTGCGTGATACCAGCGGACCAGCATGTCCGCCCGTTCTTGTTGTTCCACTTCGAGGTTCTTGTAGTAACCCATGGCACTTCCTTTCGTTGATGACTTCACGGTAGGGGATGCGACTGGCGATTGTCCACATTGAAATGTCACGGTTATGTAACGATGAAAAAAATGCAACACGGTGTTGTGTTTCTTGGATTAGTTGTGTATAGTTATAGACACAAGGCAAGAACAACCGAAAGGAAACACCGAAATGAACATCATCACCGAAAACCCCATCACCCGCTACAACCCCGACACCCGCGAAATCGACGAGGTCGGAACCATCCGCGCACGGAAAATCACCAATGGTCGATTCGAAGTTCGCGTAATCCGTAACCGTGGAAACGCCAAAACGATTCGCACCTTCTCAAGCGAACTTGACGCCAAGTCCTACTTCGGCAACTACGGCTTTTTCTCTCACGACGTGGACGCCTGGTTCAACTAGCAGAAAGGGGGTCCCTTCGGGGACCCCTCAAGAAAGGAACACAATGACCACCCTCAAATACCGCAAAGAAAACACCCGCCACGGCGTCCCCGTTCCAAGCCTCTACAACTACACCCTTCGAAGCGTATGCCGCGAAGCCAACATCGAACCAACCGACATTGACATCACCAAAGTTTCGAAAGACGAGGACTATGTCGACGCACGCTATGAGGTCCGAGTCAAGGGCAATCTCATCGGGGAAATCACCGGAGAACTAGAACTTTCACTAGGGACCTACGCCGGAACCGTAATGCGCCGGGACTCCGCCGACAAAATGACCTGGCGGTTCAACCAAGCGGGGGAAGCGCGGCAGCGTTACGCCAGCACCTTCGACCTCCGCATCGAAGCAATCGCAACCCTCATCCGCAAATCAGCCTAACCACAACGGAAGGAACACAATGACCGACGAAGATGCATGGGCGGACGAAGCCTACTGGCGCAGCGTAGCCCGCGCCGAAGAACCACCCGTCGAAGACGACGACGAATAACCCTCAACAATCACTGGAAGGTGCTATACAATGGATGACATGACCTACCCATTCCACTCATACGACGACATGAGCGTCGCGCAACTCGCAGACATCCGCGAACAAGGAATCGAACGCGTGCAAACCGTCACCGACGTCCTCAAACAACAAGTGAAAACCGCACACGACGAAGGCGTCAACATCAAACGCCTCGCCGAACAAGCCGGAGTCACACGCCCCACAATCTATTCCTGGCTCAGCGAATAAGAAAACCCCCCCGCATGGTGGATTGCGAGGGGGTTTTCGGCAACGCTACCGAAAGGAAGTAGCAGAGTCTAGGTTAGCACCTATTGGCACGAATCGCATTGCAACAAGTCCATCGGGTCCACCGGAACTTCAAACCCGTCAACCTTGTCAATGTTGTCAAACGGATTAGACATCGGCGGGTTTCCGGTCGTACTGGAGAACCGACGTCAACAACGACATCACAAGTGCGAGGGATGACACGGACAACACGTTCAACCAATCCACGTCAACAATGCCCGCAGCACCAACCGAGATTGTGGCGAGTGCGGTCTGTGCGAATGTTTTCACCGCGCGTTCTGTGGCGTACGCGTGGAACTTTTTCAACTTATCCATCGGGGTTCCTCCGTTTCTGTAGGTGGTCGTCGGCGACAACGCCGCCCGTGTAGGTGGCAACCACCAAACTAATCAGCGCCACCCCGCCGGTTATCAAATCGACCGACCCCATTCTATCGCCCCACACGGCAAGCGCACCGAGGACAATCATGCCGACACCAACACCCCACGACGCGGCAACGTAACGGCGACGAATCGTCCAGTTAGGGTTCGACCTCATCCGGTCACCATCGCCATGATGGGACCTAGCACGGCGGCGAGTATGCCGAACCCGCCGATTGCTTGCCACATGCGTTGTTCAAGT